GGAAACCTAATATCGGTCTTTTGACCAACTTCTCGTTCCAACACCGTGGTGCTCCGCGAGTTTAAGTACTCGGGTTAATCACAAGTCACACATTACCCGATAATGTTAATTCATTATCCGCAGCCCTGAATAAGGGCGGACAGGTGTGTGATCGGTAGAGACTACAACCAATTTCTTGGTTATAGCAATTCCTGTTCAAGGATTTTTAAGTTATTTATAAATAAAATAAAACTATGAACAGGCAATTTGAATGGATGACTAATAATTATACAAAGTTCACTTGAACTTCGTATTTCAAATTTATTAGAATTTCAGTCTGACTGTTTGGATTAAATCATAGTAACTTCCGCTCTAGTTTTTATAAACTAGGCTTTAGAATTGAGAAGATGGTCAAACTTTCGGGAATGACCTTTACTTGTCAGTATCTAAAGGAATGCTTAAGACTTAGTCAAAAGCATATTGCGGGAGAGCTAGCTTCGAGTTCTGAAGAACCGAGGGTAGCTGTACGTCGTGGGCTACCATTGATAATTCCTGGTGATCTCCGTCTCCGTATGGAGGCAAAAGACCCAAAAATTATTAAGGTAGTCTTGACTGTGTTGTCGGTATTTAGAGTTATGCCGGCGTGTCCAAAACTGAAATTAGAGACTATAACTAGTCCTTTCAAAGGAGTATTTAAAACTACTCCTGAGATAATTTCTGTAGTGCAACAGCTAAAACAGTTATTTGTCGATAAAAAGACAAGTAATTATTTTAGTGCGGACAGAAGTCCTTTTGTTGTTAACCGCCGACTTATAACTTTAACCACAGCTGGCCCAAATCATAAGAACCAGTTATTGGGATATCCGTTAGATGCATTAGCACTAACGCGGTATCCTAATCTTCTTAACGCATTTACAGTGTTTGCTATAAATACGAAATGTCAGGTTCTTATTGATAAACTCCATCAGGAGATATCTACTTTTTATAGTAATCAGGAAACTGATGATCTATTAAAGTTTTGAATACCTAATGGGGGAGTAGGCCGGCTAAAAGTGGGTAAATTAGCTCTTAAACAAGAACCCGCAGGAAAGGTTAGAGTCTTTGCAATTGTAGACGCTTGAACTCAGTCACTAATGGCTCCTCTTCACAAGAATCTTTTTAATATTCTTAAATTGATTCCTAGTGATGGGACTTTTGATCAGTT